ATCTTGGAGCGTATCTTCTTCCGCTTTTTAATGCCGTTTTTTTGTTTTACAGTCTTGTATGTGGTTTTGCTAAATTTTGCTAATTTTTTGCCTATGTACTTGCGTCCAGTGAGATTGTTTGTGATCAAGTAAACAAATCCAACACATTCTTCTGGCAACGTCTCAATTGGGGTATCTTGATATAGCCATGTCATGTGTTGTATGCGATTTATCCTTGCGTTATAGTTATCTCTTTCACCAAGAAGTTGCGTAATTTCTGTCTACCTGTGAACTTGAGCATTTTGTCTGGCATTCCTGCCATTTAAACGCTTGAAATTCGTTGTTCCAAAAAGGATCTGCCAGTACGTTTGTTAAAGTTTTTGTATGTAAATCGAAGTTTTCTGCCAGTTGTTGCCATTGTGAATTGTGATTGTATCTATTGGCCACCCAACAGCAAGGAAATAACCTGCCGCGAGCATCAATGTACAAACCTTTGTTGCCTATTTCGCATAACGGAGTAACACCGTTACGACTTTTTGTTTGATTGTATAATTCGATATTTTTACTGTGTACAGGAGTTGTCAACCGATCGGTTAGCTCAACAACGTCTCGCTCAAATCTATGACTACTGCTGACAAATTTTACACTGGGTTCTAGTGGATCGTTTACTCCATAACTAGAATAGATACTGCCAAACTTTGTACTCTTAGTCAGTTGAAATCGATCCATGCCAATTGACACAGCAAAATCTCGCATGTAATCAATTTGATCTTCATTGAATTGAAATGCAATTGCGGCCCATACTAGTTGGCAAGTACTGGCTTTGCGTAATGCAGATATACCTTGTACTATGCTGTCAAAGTCACTATTCACTCGATACTGATTATTGCTGGCATTGTCCCACCCATCTATACTAAAGTGTACAGCATCTTTAGCATCTAATACAAAACCTAAGTCTATCCACCACTCGGGTTTTTTGTGACTGCCGTTTGTGACAATAACAATCTCAATAGATTTTATACTTTTAAGATAGCTAATTATTGGGATCAAGTCGTGTGCATAAATAGGATCACCGTCGTCACCACAGAACGTAATTTTTTCTACATTTGCCAAAACAAATTCTGGAGTAAAGTTACGTTTAAAAAATTCTAAATCTAGTTCGGTATTCACAAGGCCGTTGGGAACTTCTTGTCTAGCACAACGAGGGCACCGCAAGGTACACTTACTGGATACTTCAATATGGAAATGCCAGTTGGCTAACATAATGCTACTTCTCTTTGCCACTGCTGATCAAACGCTGTGCCTGCGGCAGTCGATCCGCAAGTGATAGCGCATACTGGATCCTGAGTAGGTATAGCATCAGCATCTGTAACAAAATTTTGTTGTCGTGCTCCTAGCCAACAACAAGGTCCAAGATGACCTTGTGCATCTATATAAACACTTTGTTCTCTCAATGCATGACAATTTATAACACTAGAGTCAACAGCTATTGGTTGCCATCCAATAGGAAATTGCAACGATTCAGTAAATCCACGTTTTGAAACTTTGGCTCTAAACCAAGAGAATCCCAAATCTCTAGCATGCTGTTCACACGCATCAACTTCGTGTTGATTATGTCGATATACCAGCATATCCCAGTGTGCTGAACCGCCAGCATCGATAAATGCACGAGCATTTGCCATGAGCTTGGCCCAGTTTACATTTCGACGATAAGTGGCGTTGGTGTACTCCAGTCCATCAATCGAGAACACCACATAGTCTTGTGGTTGATTTAGTATTTTTGCTAATTCGTACCACCAGAATGTAGTTTGTATAGCACCGTTGGTATTCATGCCTAATACAATATTGGGATTAATACGTCTAAATTCTTGAAAAATATCTAGTGTGTTTTTACCGGCAGCTGGATCTCCATAGTTGCCGCACATGAACATTTTATCCAGTTGTTTGATTTTTTCTTCATCAAACACTTTTAGTATTTGTCCTAATGATAGATGATGCTGACGATCTTTTCTAAAGCTCGGATCAACTTCTCTCGCACACAACGCACAGGCAGCCTGACACACGTCTGTGGGTTCTAGGTGTAATACTTTTATATCACGCAAGATCAACATCCGTGTTGTAACTTGTAAACCCGTTCTCTTTGATTACCTTGAGAATATTTTCTACTCGTCCTGCTAGTTCGTCTCTATGACTCACAAGCCAAATACTCTTGTGGCGTTCTCTACTCATCTTCTTGAGCAATGCTAATGCATTCTCTACGCCTTGCGTGTCTAGACCGTTGTCAATCAACTCGTCAATAAACAACAAGTTGATAGGTGAGTATAAACTTTCCCACACATCACGGAATGCCCAGCTCATTGATAGAATCAATCGGTTGCGTTCACCACGCGATAAGTTATCAAAGTCTAGTTCACGACCCAATTCTTCAATGCTAACTGTTAAGTCGTTTTGGAACTTCACAGTATGTGGCAATCCAATACGATCCAAGTAGTGTGTGAGTCTTGCATTCAAATAACTCAAGTTTTGATCAATAATCTTTTTACGTACAAAACTATCTTTGCTTGTGAGTAGTTTGAGCAAGAAGTCTTGATGATCCTGTACTCTGGTGAGTTCGTTTAGAGCATCATATGTTACAACCTGTAACGCCTGTCCTTGCATGTCTATTATTTGCTCTCCGTAAGGATCCGCATCCGCAGATCGTGTGGCTAGATCTTTTCGTAAGGTTTCTACTGTGTTACGGTGGTTAAGTGCTTGTTCTAATGAATCATAAAACACAGAGGGTGCTGTACCCAACAAGCCAATTGTGGCGATGGTATCTTCGTGTTCTGTACGTTGAGTATTGTTGGCCAAGAGTTGTAGTGCTGTTTCTTGCACTAGAGCCTGTTTGGCCTGTTTTAACTCATCCTGTTTGTCATCATGCAAGTCCTGCCCGCAACTGTGACACTTGTGAGCATCCAGTGCTTCAATTTCTGTCTTGAGTTTGCTCAACAGTTTTGTTAGTTTGGTATCATCTGTGTCAATTTGACGAATATACCGATTGGCTTCGTCTAAGGCTTTTTTCTTGACATGGAATTCTTCTAGGTTCCTGTGTGCTTGTACTTCAGCATCAATGTCAATGTGCTCCAAGTCACCAATGGCTTGTTCTAGTTTGCCCACATCTTCGTCACGTTTGGCAATCCAAAGACGTTGACGTTTACGCAGACTTTCAATCTGTTCTTCAATACGTTTGTTGGCTTCTTGTACAGCACGTATACGAAATTCTTCCGCTTGAATAGCATCTTTGGTCAGACGATTGAGTTCTTTGATCGCGTCAGCACGTTCACTCAATAATGTAATGCCCAACAATTGTTCAATGATAGTGCGTTGATCGTTGGCCTTCAAGCTCAGGAACGGCTCGGTGTAAGTGTTTAATGCCAACACATGTTTGAACATGTCGTGGCTCATATTCATCACATGCTCGATAGCATCCTGTGTTTCTCTTGAATCGCCTTGTGCTTCATCTTCGGCGGCCTTGTGCTCGTTGTTAACATAGAACTTGAGCACATTAGGCTTGCGACCACGTTCGATTCTGTATTCTTGTCCGTTGACTGTAAAGTCTAAACTAACCAGCATATTCTTTCCGTTGGTTTTGTTTACTAGGTTATCTTTGCGTATGTTTGAAAGTGCTTGTCCATACAATGCATAACTCAGTGCATTGATGATTGTGGTCTTGCCTGTACCGTTACGTGATCCGTCTCCACCTAAGTCTAAGTTTTCACCTAACACCAGTGTAAGGTCGTTGCGGTCAAAGTCAATGCCTTGGGTAGCCGCGCCTACACTCATAAAGTTTTTAACAGTTAAGTTTTTAATGTGTATCATTTTTTACCTGAGCATTGCTGTAAACAAATAGCATTTGGGTTGTGTTCAAAACTATTTGGATATCTTTTTTGCCAAAGATCGCTGTTTACAATACTCTCTAGTGTGCAATTGTACAGGGAAATTTGATCAAAGTCTATATTCAATATCTTCTTAAAGTGATAATTTACCAAGGCGGCCTGTGCCTGATGCTGAGCACGGTGCCAGCCCATGAGCCAACAACAGGGCCACACAGTACCGTCTGCATAGATTGACAACCAGCCAATCTGTTGACTTCTACAAGTGATCTTGCGATCGGAATCGGCAATGCGTCGAGTGATACTGTTGGACGAAGGATTAGAAACAATTTCGGCGTTGATTTTTTCTAGACCTTTGTTGTACCGTTTGACAGGAATGTCTGCCGATTCATCAAAACGATCTTGATACAACACAAAGAATCTAGCAAATCCTAGTTGATCAGCCAGTTGTCTGGCCGCGTCGATCTGATGTGCATTGTGCTCAAACACAATAAATTGCCACTCGGCTCTGCCACCGCCTGCCATAAACGCCTGTGCATTTGCTATAACTTTGGCGTAGTCAGTGCCCATGCGATAGATGGAATGGGTGTCTTCTAGTCCATCAATGCCAAATACGACTTTGTGTGGGCAAGACTCTAGCATGGAACCAAACTGTTGCCACCAATCCGTACTGCGTAAAGATCCATTGGTGTGAATGTTTATGTCGGCCGTGGTGTTTTCGGCACACCATTGCACAATGCGCTCAATGTTGGCATGCATGATATTGTCGCCAGTGGTACCGTTGAAGTTTATGACTTTGAGGTTGTGCCAAAAATTCAATGACGTGTTTGCCACCACTTGATCCCAGTTCAAAGAGTCATTGGTACGCATGCCAGAACCACGCAAGCACAATGGACACCGAGCATTGCAATTGTTAATAGTTTCAATATCAATGGTTGTTATGTCACTGACTTTAAGCATTCAATCAATTCAGGAAAAGTTTTTTCTGCACTTAGATTTCTACGCTGATCCAACGGCAACAAGAAATTCATGATGTCGGATCCTGTCACAGACCCCAACTGCAAGTTTTTGCTCATGCTTGCAATCACTGGGTGATCAACAGATTTGATTCTACTCAGGATCCACTGCTTGATATCATCGGTCACAGCAAACATATTTAAAACTTCAGGATACTCCAGCATGTTTATGAAAATTTTGAGATTGTGTTGATTGCAGTAATCCAACATTTCTTGCACATATCCAATATTTAGGATACTGATAGTA